TTCAAGATTGAAAAATAATCTTGAACCAATCTCGAACCAATCTTGAACCCGTTGTTATTTTTTATAAAATTTATGTATTAAATTGTGTTATTTACTAATTCGGAGTGGCATGACCAATCCAACAATTTTCTCACCTTCCTTTACATAAATCGGATGTTGTTCCCCTTCGCACCAAAATGTTGAATGTTTCGTATCAAAATTTCTCAAAAGAATTTTTCGGCAATGCATATTTATTCTATTATTTCTAAAAATATTACATTTATGTTTGTTGATTTGTTTCTCTTGAGGAAGTAAATTTACTTCTTCCAAATCGTGTTTTGCGAACAATATTATCATCGTTTTCTTCTTCAAGTAGTCAACATCTATCATAAATTCATCATACGGGATTCGGTAAACTATCGTTCCTTCGGGATTCATCAAGCATATATCATTGTCGATAATCTCATACATCCATGAACGTTCAGAATCAATGATATCTTTCATAATATTTTTAATCTTCACGGTGTATACTCCTTTCTTTGCTAAATCCTTCGGGATAGCGTTTCATTAGTTTATCGATATTTTTCTCGAACACCTCAGATAAATCTATATCACACATTTTAGCTATAACGGCTAAATACCATGAGCAATCTCCGAGTTCCTTGATTAGTTCGTCACGGTCGAGATCATGACCGTGATATAAATATTTCTTTAAAATATCGACCGTTTCCCCACACTCACCAGCCAAGCCAAGACCAGCGTTCGCAAGTGTGAATTCCTCTGTAACTGTACGCATGCAAGCGTTTTGATAATCATTAGCTAACATAATTTACCCCTCTATGTACACCATTTTAGAATCTCGATAAACATCCATAGCTGGTGTAGTTTCAAAATCAATACCATCATCCGTGTATCTCATTGTTGATAATCTAGCTTCATAATCTAGTGGATACACCATCAATAATTCAATTAACTGTTCTACCGTCATGACAACCACCACCATAATAATTTTGAAAATAAACCGATTAAAATTAAGTCGCAAGCTAGAAAAGCATCATTTGCGGATTTAGGTTTGGTATCGATGTATAGAACACCGACACCCCCTAGAATCAACGCAATTGCCAATAGTATCATATATAACTTCATTTCATCACCTCGATTATTCCAGCATCTAGCAAATCATCAATGTAATTGAATGTCATTTTAGCTATACCCGATACTTCGGGATCAGTCGAATATTTCGCATCTCTATCGAATCTAAAACCACACATACCATCATATGCGTAACAACTTATCACAAACTTTTCTTTATCCTCATAAAACTGCGATGTGAAGCCGTTATCGTTGAAATCAATTTGTGTTTCGTTGTGGCACGGTATCGGATTATATCGATTTAATGCGATATTATTGAATAGCCTATATTTACCAAGTAACATGTAATCTTTATCGATATTTTCCCTAAATTTATCAATATTTAATTTAAATACGTTACAATTCTCTATTCTTGAAAATTCTAAATTTCTTCCCATTGATTTTCACATCTCCTATCTCACATCCAAGCAATCTTTTTATTTCCATGCTGAACTTCTTTTGTGATACCTTCGAAAACCCGTTCTTATAGCAGAATGAATCATACATTGTGAATACTTCTGATGTTGATTCATTGAGTATTGCATCTTCTCCGAACTCATCCACGAACTGAATAATCGGATTATTATCCTTCTCGAATTCATCAATCTGTTTTGTTACCGCTTCAGAATCTGTGAATCCGTTGTTCATTAATACACGTTCTAAACCTTGTAAACCAAGCTGAATCAAATATTCTGTTGCTGTTTGTTCAGTCAATAAACTGATGATGTTCCACTTATAATCGGGGTCATCTTTGCTGAACTCAGCATTAAATGGTATGATTACCAATCTTCGTTTTATTGCCTTGAACCCCTTATTTCTCACCCTTGGTATTTCATTAGCACTAAACAATAGCTTTACTGAGGGTTTAAAGAAAAACACATCTTGCCCCTTGTTTTCCGCCTTGATATCGTTACCGCTAACAATTTTCTTAAATTGTGATATTGCTTTACCCTGTAGAAATTCATCCGATATATCATCTCCAATGTTGGCAAGTTTACCGAACATAGTTGTTGTGCTGAACTTCTCCGATAGTTCGTCAATATCTAGCGATACATAATTATTTCGCCCTAATACGTTTCGAACCATATCAAGGAATGTTGATTTACCGTTTGAACCAGTACCCGTTAGGATAAATGATTTTGATAGTTCATTACGTCTGTAAAAACAATAACCGATACATTCTTCAAGTAATGAACGAATTGATTCATCGTTACAAGCGATTTTATTTAGTGTCAAATCTACCGTTTGATCATATGCATTAGTGTTATAATCCCACGGTATTTTATTCGTGATAGCGTATTCGGGTGAAAACGATAACAACTCTTTTGTTGTCAAATTCAATATCCCATTTCTGAAGGCTAAATAATTTGAACTGAATGGTTCTTCATTATTAGGTGTGATAATCTCCAAGTATTTGAGCGTTTCACTTCTCTGTGTAGCTTTAAGATTCGGTATAATCTCAATCATCTTCGATTCAATTAAGCGATATGATGGTGTATAAATACCATCATCATATATATGTAACTGATTGTTGATTCGCTTGATGTGATATTGATTCTTGATATACCTTGCGAACGTATCGAATAAGAACGCATTTTTCTTGAAAAATATCGGGGCTTCAAACGCTTCATCACGTGTGATCGTATCAATTTCGTTATCGTCTAACGGTTCATCAAACACGTGATTGTTTATATTCTTCAAAATCTCGATTATTTCATCCCTACTAAGATTTAGCTGAGATTGAAGAACTAATATATACTTGTATAACTCCCCGTTCCTTCCGTCACCCTCAGTTAACCCTAACACATCGATACTTGTATTAACGGGTAACAATTCGTTCGGAACTACATCTATTTCATCGGGTTCGAAATGTGGGGGGAATCTATCCACCCCGTTAACCCTCAATGGGATATAAGTTGAACCCGAATGAATATCTGCAATCAGTCCAACGGCTAATTTTTTATCTTCCCCACCTCTTGCGATTCTTTTATCGGGATTTTTCCAATAAGTATGTATGTGCTTGTTCTTTGGATTTTCAAGAATCAAACAATTCCAGTTGTTAGAATCAGCCATTTCAAGGAACATATCAGATAGTTCTTCAGAATCAAACGATATATCAATGAATTCAGAATTGAGAATTGCACCGAACGATTCGGAATCTATCACATCATCCCATGATTTAAGATTCGCATTTTTAACTTTTTGTATTGGTTTTTTACCCTTCCCGATTGCGTAACCTTTAAAAACTAAATCGTTACCGTTCCATTTACTCATAAGCAACTCCGAATTTATGTAATCTATCTTTTGCAACACCTATATACCAACTCTTATCGAGTTTCTTCGGAACTTTCACATCATTAACATCACCGTTATAAATGAATACATGTTCTGGTGTACTTTCGATTTTTTCGATTTTGTCACCCTTGGTTTTCCACAAGCCACCGTCATTTTTATCGATAGATGCGAACGCTCTCACACATTTTTCATTGAGTAACTTCCGTTCACCCGTGAATTCTCTGAACATCTTTAACCTTCCCGTTGCTGGATTGATTCGCTGAACACTCGACCAACATCCACCATGAAGGATTGAATCATATTTTGATGAAATCTTTTTGACCGTCTGAAATTCCTTCAAATCGTTACAATTATTGATTGTTCGTTCGATTGGAATACCCTTGACCATGTAGTCAACGAGTGCTTTGTTAACTATAGGCAAATCATAATCAAGTCTGTTGAGTTTCTTAACGTATTCACCTTTAGCCTTGTAATTACCCCATTCATCTATTATCAGATAGTTGTTAACGTCCTTTTGAAAAATCTCACCATATCCATAATCATCAAATTCGAGCGTCAAGCCCGTTCGCTGTTCCCATTCATGGGCAATATCATCAATCATTGCGTAATCATCATAATTGAACATTCTGATTAGAATACCATCCGTGTTCACTTGTATGATTTCACATTTACCCTCGAGCCTTTCGAGAAGGTCGACACCGACCAATATTTGACCGAATATACAAGTGTTATTTGCACCCCGAGGATCGTATAACTTATTGTATTTATCCTTCATCGCCCCGTATGTTCCATTCAGTACGATTTTAAATGGTGCTTGTTCTTTCTTCTTCCCTTCGGCTTTCAGCTTCAATCTATGATGTAATATCCCTATATATCTATCCAAACCCTGTTTTGTAACCGACCTTGAAAAACAGTATTTGGCAAATAGTGCCATTAACGTTGGGTATAGTGAACCAACATCCATATTTAAGAAAAAACCCTTCGCATGATATTTCAGCTTCGCACCGTGTACACCCCCATAGCCGAACTTCATCGAGATACCACCCATGGTTAACTCTAATTGATTAGTCTTATTACCCACCTTGTATCGGTGATTTTTAGGATTGGTATACCAATCCACAACTTGTGTGTACTTCTCAACTCTTGCACAATCGGGAATATGTATATCGAACTCATCATCGTATGTTCTTTTCGTCGCTCCCAAGATTTCAGCACTTAACTGAACCTTAGTTTTAGATATATACGATAATGGCATCTTATACATCTTCAGTAGTTCCATCTGTGCTTCGAAATCTGAAATACGTTCAAGTAGGATTTCAGCAGTTTGATGAACATCATGCCTACAGTATGTTGCTAGTTCCTTGAGTTCCTCTTTGGTCAACTTCCTATCTATATCGAACGATATTGAGGATTCTTTGATGTTGTTACCCATGAATCCTTCAAACTTCTTCAATCCACCATCTCCCAATTCCATAACATCATAGTTATTTAGTGGAATCTTATTGAACAGTTTTGAAAATGTATAACCCGATTGATTGTTCTTGATGATGTGATCATTACACTCTTTCGGATTCAATCCGCATATAATCGATTTAAATATAAACTGGTCATAGTGCCGTGAATTAAATCCCACCCATATGGATGATTTATGTTTCTCGTAAAGATTAATCAGTTCATCACGATTATTAACAATTGTGTGTTCCGTTTTGTTTAGTAGGTCAAGCACGACCACTAACCAATCGTGCTTGACTACTTCGAAATCGTAAACTAACATATTTGTTTACCCTTCAAATACCTCTTTGATTGTGTAAATTGGATAATCCTTCTTGTTCTTCGAATACTCAATCATGTATTCAAGACCAGCATCATCAATAGCTTCGTGAATATCCATAATCAGATTGTTATACTCACGGTATCCAACGAATGAATCAACATCGATGCCGGTTTCAAGACTTCTCAAGAACTTGTTAACTAGTGCAATTTGAAATCCCTTGGTGATTACTTGATTGTAGAACAGAAGTTTGTTTTCAAATTCTCCCGCAAGGATACGCATCCAACAACTGAACATCGGGTCACCGTTTTTAGTTTCCTTGATTTCCATCTTCTCAATATTCACTTCATATTTGCCCGTTGGAACTTCCTCATATTCTCCAACCCCACCGTTTTTCTCAACTTCTTGAACGTCCTCAGATAGTGCCTTGCTATCGACCTTCTTATCCCACTTATCGAAAATACTCATATTTATTTACCTCTCTTTTTATTTCTCTCCATTAGATATACGATATAGTCTTTACACAAATCATGAGCTTGTGCGTTAAATGCGAATGATAAATCATGATTGTTGTTTATAAGATTGTTGAGTGCCTTAATCATGGCATTCTTACCACTCTCATGATATGTTTTAACCAACCCATCCCAGTATCCAAGCTCTTTGAGTTTCCTAACCAACATTGCGTTCTCTCCTAGTTCTTCGAGTTCTCTTTGGTTCTTCTTCTTCCACTTCCTCAACATCTTCGGGAATATCGTCTATGATTTCTTCGAACTCAGTTTGAACATGTTCTTCTTCTGTTTCTTCTTTCTTTCTTCTCCCTCTTTTTGGTTCTTCAACCTTTTCAGCTTCTTCAGCTTCTTCAGTTTTATCGACCTTGTGAACGTTCTCATTTGCTTCGTCATACACCTTGCATAGTTCTGACCAATCAAGCGGTATAGATGTATGTGTGATGTTCTTTAATCTACCACCACCAAACACAACTTCATTTGACTTGAAATTTAGTGTTCTTGTTCCGTCATCCTCTACAACAACCCTAGCCACGATATCAACCATTCCAGCGATTTTATTAGCCACCTTTTCAGCGATATTTGGTTTAATAGCTGTAATCTTATCGCCTGTTTTCTTGGTGATATCCTTGGATGTATCTTCATGACTGATTAACACAATATTTTCATAATCAAGATTCATCAATCTTCTGATTGTTGATAGAAATTCAGTTCTCACCTTATCCCACGCTCTGAATGAATCATCCGATTCGTGATCAATACCGAGTTTGTCATACATATATAATCTGCAAGATTCGTATGTATCTTCGAGAAGGTCAACAACGATTGTTTTAAAATTGTTATCGTTCTTCTCTAATTCCCCGATTGCGTTCTTGAAATTCTCCCATGCAAGAACTTTGATTCTCCCCTCGTATGTATCCTTGATTGGTAGATACTGCATTGTAACGAATTGAACGTTACCATCTGTATTGAGATTTATCGGCATCGGTGCGGAATCCATAAATGTTGTTTTTCCGCTGAATGCACCACCATACAGCCACAACTTACGTTTTGTAGCCGTTCCAACTTCTCTACGTTCTGCCTTAGGTAAAATCATATAATTTACTCCTTCCATACATAGTTCTCGATACTCACACCAATCGCATAAGTATGATTGAACCTTCTCAAATTCCTCAGTTCGTTCTAGTTTTATTGTTGATTTCAGAAAATCGATGACTTTATTTTCTTGATATTTAACTTCCTTAATTGTTATATCTATCTTCTTCAGTTCATCAATTATCCTACTTCTGAACTCTTTAAGCGTTTCAGTTTTCTTCAGTCTGATGTTTGTTTTCGGAACGAATACAAAATACATATTCCGAATATTGATGTTAAGTATCTCTTTTATGAAATACTTATAAACATGTAACTGCCTTGATTCCATATAATGGTCAATATTGTTTGAATACTTGTAATCGTATAAATCGTATTGAGCATTACCACATGGAACTAATAAATCCGCTGTTCCTTCGTACCAATCATTACTGAAGTTAACTTCGTGCAATCCATCGGGTACAATTTTCTTGATTTCAGGAATCCAATATTCTAACTTGATAACCTCATCTATATGTTTATCTGTGATTATTGGATAACTCATCAAGTATTCTTTAATTGCGGTTTCTGAATCAACTTCCATCCCTCTATGTAACGCTGTACCAATCCTTAACGGATTTTGAGGGTCATCAGAATCGATAATTTCTATATTATCGATATACTGCAATTTGTACCGCATTTCGCAATTTTCGAATTGCTCGACTGTTGAAAAATGTATCTTCATCGCTTATTCCTGTTCGTTATCCAAGTTAAAACGATTAACGTTGTACATATTATCAATGTAATATCTGTTGCTGTTGACTCTCCCATTTGCTTAACCACCTCTTTTTTAATTCCGCATATACTGATTTATCACCTTGAATTAACTTCTTGAAATTCTCAAAATCTTTAGGATATAAGAGAATCGCATATCCACCAGCATTATTGATTTTGTTCAGATTCATCAACTGAAGCGTTGAAGGTTTCCCCGTTTCAGATTTAACTTCTATTCCGTAAAAATCACCGTTTATACAAGCAAGTAAATCGGGAATTCCCGTTTTCGTATATTTACCACCACCCCAATATTTGATGAACCAACCACCATAATTTTCGATGTAATCTTTAACCTTAGTTTCAAACGATTTTTCTTTACCCACTCACGATCACATCCTCACTAAATAGAATCCTAGCTTTTAAATAATCGTTATTGTAAGTCCTTGTAATTCGTAATTTTGCTTTTGCAATCGCTCCCTCTTTACTATCAGCAATAACTATTAATTCATGAACATCACGTCCACTTCTATAACCATCATGGTAACCCTCAGTTAAACGAATCGTATATTTTGTTACAATCTCCATTTATTTCACCTCGAATCTGATTGAATCCTTGCGTGTTGTGATTTTCGGATAATCTTCCAACAGTTCCGCATATAACTTCGGTTCTTCCTTCTCAAGTTCTTTTGTATCGATACTAGTTGAAGTTGAACCATTCACCCTTGTGATTTTGATGAACTGATTATCAATCGACTTAATACCATAATCGTTCATGAGTTTTTCAAGTTTCGTTTTTAGTTTCTTTTCATCGGCTTCAAGTTTCTTTTTAGCCTTTGTTGCATCAGCAAGACCCTTGAATAATGCAAGATTCTGTTTTTCGAAAACAACTAATTCATTTTCGTTGAAATCCTTTTCTTCGTTGAGAAGTTCAATATTCATCTTTTACCCCCTTGTTTGTAGTGATTAAAATCACCCCTAGAATTAACTTAATTAATAGCGATGACCAATTGATATTTGGTTCGGTTTCAATATCCCCAGCGATGGAATATATAATCAATGCGCCTGTAAATTTAAGTAAAAAGTTCATCCGTAAAATCCTTTCGCATTTCGAGAGTTCTCAAAATATGTTCCTCGATGGTGTTCTTACATATCATCAAATAGTAGATACACGTTTCATTTTGTCCGATTCTGTGAATTCGCTTCTTCGATTGTTCGAAATCCTCACTCGATAAGGGCAACGTGAAATACACTATTTTGTTACATTTCTGAAGATTTAACCCCTTCGAACCCGCTTGATATTGAACGAGCGTTACACTTGACGAATCATCGTTATACGCTGTCAAATCCTTGTTGTGTCCGTTGATTTCTGAAACTGAACGATTTAGTTGCTCACAAATCCGTTTTAAATGCTCTAATTCGGCATTGAATGAGTAAAATATAATCACCCTATCATTCGTACTTTCTAGCAGTTCACGAACTGCATTAAGTTTATCTTGGTTGTATTGCCCGCATAATTGACGAGCATATAACACCTTCGATAATGTGTTATCACCGATTAGTTCTTCATCACCGATACAGATATATGAGTGTTCCATGAACAGTTTGTACTCTCTCGAACTTGGAACGTTGATTCTTTGAAACCTCTGTTCGGGTAGTTCAAAACATTCTTCTGTTTTCATAAATACCGCCCCGAACTTACGCATCTTATACTTCAAGCGTTCAACGTTCTTGTATGGATTATCTTTATCAACTATCTTGTGACGAATCCCCGAACCGTCATCATCTGTTAACGTCCAATTAACATACTGACGTTCGTATAATTCTTCGGAAATGTTCCATCCTAGAAGTTTGAGTTGTGACCATAGGTTTTCATATTTACCACCTACGGGCGTACCACTGAGAAGAATCACATTTTCGGGATTTAGTGACAAAACAAATTTTGATTGTTTTGCCTTTTTATGATTCTGAATCAAAGAAGATTCATCTAGCATCAATGTGAAATCACTCAATTTAATTAGTTCTTTTCTTCGCCATGCTAGTTCATAATTGATTACCCCGACACCGTTGTTAGATTTCCAAAATTCTTTGAACTCTTTAACATTGGTTAAATCAAATGTTGGTATATTGTAATGTTCATTGAAGTGATCAACCCAATCATCAATCTTTGATTTCTGACAAATCAGCAAATCCCGTTGATTTTCACCGTGTAACATCATCAGTTTTTCCGCACCAACATATGTTTTGCCGAGACCCATATCGAGATAATAAGCACACCTATTCATTGATTTAGTTTGCTCCAATGCATCCAACTGATGTTGATATAGATTAATCATTGGTTAATATTCCTCGTAACATTTCATCTTTAGCCTTCTGATAGAAGTTTCTATCGATTTCGAACCCATAAGATGTTCTTCCAAGTTCATATGCACTTCTCAATGTAGTACCCGAGCCACAGCATGGGTCAATCACAACATCACCTTCATCGGTGAATATTTCAATCAACTGTTTGATTACATTCACGGGTTTTTGTGCGGGATGAATCTTTGGAATATCCTTTGAATCCTTTTCCCATTTGAACCAGTTAAAAATCATCTTCCCAGTTCCTTTGATATTCTTTCCGTTTTCGTCAACCTGTACACCATTTCGGAACTTAGGCAACTTATCACGATATAGAATTAATGCGTATTCTGTTGCTCCAACAATTCGCATGTTCGCCTTCAAAACTTGCGGACTGTAATTTTTTACGAACACTAACGGGATATAATTCACGAATCCATGTTTCTTTCCCGCATCTATAAGAGTTCCCATCTGTTCAAATGAACAGAACACAATCATGCATGGGCTGTTGGAACTTCTACCACGTGCGACGGTTTTTGTATCATCCTTTTTGAGCATTTTCGAACAGAAGTGAAAATACTCATACAGATTGAAATTGAAATCGCTGTTGAACGCTGACTTCTTCGCAAATTTGGATTCACCGTTCTTGTTATCACCGCCCTTATACCACATTGGATTTGAGCCATAGAATTTTGTTCCCACATTATAGGGAACATCTGCAATTATTAACTGTGCGGGTCTAACTGCATATTTCTTGTAATTCTGCATAGAATCTCTATATAATTCACACTTAATCAATTTTGATACCAACCACCCTTTCGAATTTTTCTTTGTCAAAATTTGGTAGTGATTTAATTGTTTTCTTATCATCACTATCTAGTTCATCCCACCAATTTTGACGTTTCTTTGAATAATCGAATTCTTTTAAGAATCCACCCGTAACATCATGTTCGGGATGTTCTTTCTTTTCAGCATCGCTCATGTGTTCCGAATAAACCCATCTGAGTTCATCGAACGGTACACTGTTTAAAATGAATCTCGCTGGATGATTTAACCAATCACGATACGTCATTTCGGTTAACTCATCGAACATATAGATATTCGGTTCTTTGGTATTGAAAACCCCGTTTGAAAAGCTCGTATCGTTCCAGTCACCGCTGTTCCAGTCACCGCTGTTCCAGTCACCGCTGTTACAGTTACCGCTGTTCCAGTCACCGCTGTTACGGTTACCGCTGTTACAGTTACCGCTGTTCCAGTCACCGCTGTTACGGTTACCGCTGGTACAGTCAACGCCGTTCCC